GCGTGGTTGACAGCATCAAGAATCTGATCAAAGACAAACACGACTACCGCACCGTGGTCATCGACTCGGTTGATTGGCTCGTTGAGCCGCTCATCACGCAAAACGTCGAGGAAAACCACGAAGCCAAAGATTTGGCTTACGGTAAGGGGCAGATGTTGATCGCGGAAGAGTTCCGTGAGATTCTGCAAGGACTCGACGTGTTGCGTAGCAAACGTAACATGAACATCGTGTTGATCGCGCACTCGGCGGTGGTACGGTTCGAGGACCCCCGCACCGAGCCGTATGATCGGTATCAACCCAAGCTCCCGAACCGCTGCAACGCGCTCCTGCAGGAGTGGTGTGACGTTATCGCATTCGCAGCGTTCAAGGTCATCATCCGTAAAACGGACACCGGATTTAACAACCAAAAAACCCGCGGCGTCACGACCGGCGAGCGGTTGCTACACTTTGTTGAAAACCCGGCGTACGCGGCTAAAAACCGGTACAACTGCCCGGATGAGATTGAGATGACGATTGATAACCTGAAAAAACACATCCCTATTGTGGAATAACTGGAGTATATAATCATGGCTAAATTTGGTTTTGACGTGAGTGAGGTTGAGGTCGGTGGTGCGGTCAGTCGTGACCCCATACCGGAGGGTGAGTACGTCCTGCAGGCGCTTGAGGCCGAGGAAAAACCGACCGCCCGCGGCGACGGCTCGTACATTAAAGTGAAGTACGAGGTCGTCAAGGGTGAACATGCCGGACGTTATGTTTGGCAGAACTTCAACATCAACAACCCGAGCGAAAAGGCTCAAACCATCGGTCGTCAACAGTTGGTTTCGTGGGCGACTGCCTGCGGTATGCCGCAAGCCGACGACACCGATAAATTGATCGGCCGCTCGTTTAAGGCGGTCGTGGCGGTTGAACCTGCGCGCGACACTTACGGCCCGAGCAACAAGATCAAGGTTTTCCTGTTTGATCAGGCTGAGGAGAAACCCAAGGCGACTCCGGCAAAGTCACCGGCACGGCAAAGCCCCGCCGCGCCAGCGGCTAAGTCGGCGAATCCTTGGGATTAACTCGGGAGGGGGAACGCGATTATGAGGCGCAAGTACCCCTTTTCAACAGGAGCCAAAGATGGTAGCCATACCTCCACGGCCCGAGCAGGTGATCATTGAACGTATCTACGGCGCTATCGTCAAATCAAAAGAGAACCCAGACCTTTACTTGGGTCGGTTGGGTTCGTCTTTTATAGGTCAAGAATGCTTCCGGCAGGTTTGGCTTGATTGGCGCGGGTTTGCCCGTGAGAAGTTTGATGGCCGCATGCTCAGGTTATTTGAAACAGGTCATCAGCAGGAAGAGCGCATCGTCGCCGACCTGCGACGGGCCGGGTTTTCTGTTTGGGATCGCGACCCGGAAACGGGTAAACAGTTTGAGTTCAAAGATGAGACCGGTCATTTTATAACTAAAATTGACGGCATCATCAAAGGTGTTCCGGAGTCTGAAAACAAGCCGCACGTGCTTGAAATTAAAACGCATAACAAAAACAGTTTTTCCGGTGTAATCAAGAAAGGTGTACGGGAGGGTAAACCTGAGCATTATGCGCAGGTGCAGACCTCGATGGCGCTGAGTAAAATGACGCGAGCACTTTACGTCGCGGTATGTAAAGATGATGAGCAGTTCTACATTGAACGCATCAAAGAAGACAAAGACGAACAGAAAAAACTGTTAGGTAAAATTGAAAAACTAACCGAGGCTCGGTTACGTCCTGCCGGAATCAGTGATGACGGCTCGGCGTTTGGGTGTAAGTTTTGCGGTATGAAGCAGGCTTGTACCCGGCAGGTTGAACCATTGCGGCACTGCCGTACATGTTCAATGTGTACACCGGGTGAGGAAGGTAAATGGGTCTGCGAGTTAAACAAGGAAACACTCAGCATTGACCGACAGCGGTTAGGCTGCGAGCACTACGAGGCATTATGATCACTATCGGTATTGATCCCGGGCTGAGCGGAGCGATTGGTATCCTGAACGCAGGAGCTCTCGTAGCCGTTTACGACATGCCGATAGTAGCCAAGGGCTCGGGTAGTGTTAAAAACGAAGTAGACCCCGCGGGACTGATCTTCCTGCTCCGGCAACACGTACCGCAGGGTGCGACCGTTAGCGTCGTGCTAGAGCGAGTGAACGCGATGCCGGGGCAGGGAGTATCTTCTGTGTTCAGTCTAGGCGACAGCTTCGGCGCGGCTCGGGCAGCAGCGGCGGCCTGCCAGTTTGAACTGACTTATGTGTCGCCGGTTACGTGGAAAAAGCACTTCAACCTTACTAGCGACAAAGAGCAGAGTCGGTCGCTAGCTACGCGGATGTTTCCTACCGCCCAGTTACATTTGAAGAAACATTCCGACCGGGCCGAGGCGCTCCTCATGGCCCGGTGGCTTTACGATAAACTACGGTAGCGGGAGCTCTTCCTCTTCTTCCGTTTCCGGTTCAACGGTCGGATACTGTGGTGCGACAAAAGACATATCTTCCGGTAGTTCGCCTAAATCTTCAGGTAGCGGGGCCGGGGCCATCGCGCCGACCGTACCGCTCGTGTAAGCAGCTTGACGCATACCGAGCCGAGCCTGTCGACCGGCGAGTTTTTGCTCGAGTTCTTCAATCAATCTAACAGCGGCAGCGATTTCGGCCGGGTCGCTAGACGACAATAATTTGCTAAGCTCTTCGTAATAAGAATCTGGCACGCCTTTACGTAGTAAGTTAGCGGCTGAATTGAGAACTGAATTCATAAAGCCGCCTTGAGTGAAAGTATTAGCCGCGCCCTCTAAAACACTGTCACTTTGTTCAAGTCCTTTTTTCATTTGTTGACGGCGTGCGGTTGGCGAGCCTGACAAAATTTGATTAGCCGCTTTATAAATTTGGCTCTCACGGTTTAACGCAGCCAAAAAGAAATCTCTTTGGGCAGGTGAATCAAACAAAGTGCCGATAGCTTCTGGTCGAGTAAGACCGCCAATTAGACGTTGAGCCGCGTTAATGTTTTGAGTAGGTTTGGCAATCGTATCATATAAATTACGCGCTACGCCGATGCGGAAAGCCTCTTTTTCACCCTGCGAGACCGACGCCATATAATCGGCGACTTCTTCCGGAGCCATTTTGCTAAAATCGGTTTTACCTTTTTCAAGCGCATCGAGCACTTCAATATCACCTTTATACTGAGCACGGGCAGCCTTATATTCAGGTACGAGCTCGTCAAGGCGATTTACAAACTGTTCACGAACGTCTTTAAGTGCGTAAGCCTGTTTAGACTTACCTGAACTGAAAAGTTGTTCAATCGTTTCGTCTATACCCTGTTTGATATAATCTAGCGTTTTAACATCCGGTAGAGAAACCATTTGGCCGCTCTGCGGGTCGTAAATTTCACGCAAAACAAATTTACTAGGATCCCCGCCGGGTTTCAACTCGGCCGCAAGGCGGTGGCTAGCGAGTATTTCTTTACCGCTCTCAAATGCGTTTTTGAACTTTGGATCAGTAAGGATGCGATTGATAACCGGATCGTTAATTTCACCCACTGCGTAAGCCGTATCATACGCGGTGTCTGCATTCGCACGCAGGTTTTTGAGCATATCTTTTTGCTCAACAAAAAAGTTCTTTGGGCTGACTTCGGTTTTAACTTTAGTCGCCACTCGCCCACGTGAAGCCTCTTGCTGTTTAGCAATCACTTCTTCAAGTTCGCGTCCTGCTTGACCACCGCGTTGCACTACGGTTTCAGCTAATTGGACTGTACCCGGCGTGACGTTAGCGATTGTCGGCGGCACTCCCATACGGAGGTCTTCCGCTACGCGGCGGTTAATTTCAGCCGGGTTGGTTTGATCCAGCGACATGCGGAGTTTATCAATCGCCCACTCTCTAGCCTTTTCGGTAGAAGGCAGTACGGTTTCCCGCAAAACTCGGCTCGCGCCCGACCCAAATTGTCCGAGCACCGGCAGTGTCGCTCCGATAGCGCCCCCCGTTAAACCGCCGATAAAAGCACCCTGACCGCGACCGCCTTCTTCAGCCGTACCTGCACCGGAGACCGCACCCTGCGCGCTGCTAGCAGCGGTAACACGAGCGAGGTTCTGCCCGAAGGTACGTTGTCCGGCAGTTTTACCGAGGCCGAGCAAACGGGTTAACGGAACGGTCATACGCGCTAAAGCGCCCGGAGCGGCACCCTGAGTGCCGGGCACGAGCATGGACGCAACCGCGGGAACCGCGCTACCTACGAACTCACCACCGACTTGGAGATACGGGCTCTCTTTAGCAAAGGTACCGTACTCACCGCGGATCTCTTTGAGCGCCTTTTCGTATTCTTCGTCACCGAGTTTAGACCGGAGCCATGCCTCGGCTTCATCACCGAAGCCCATCGCGAGCCCTTGACCGAGCACCGCACGGACGGTGTTGATTGCGTCATTAGCCATTACGGTGCTCCAGTTTCCGGAACGCGGCGAGTGTAGCGACCTTCGTAAATACCTTTACGTTGATCTTTGTATTGAGCCAAGCGGGCTTTCTGAGCTTCGTAAGCCTGTTTAATAATGATTTTGCGCTCTTCTTTACTTGCGCCAGACATACCTTGGAGTGCGTCAAGCGCCATGCGTTCAGAGTCTGTGATACCCGCCCCGCCAAAGGTTTCTTTAAGACTACCAAGACTTTGAGCCTTCATCAAATTACGCAGAATGTTCGTAGCGATAACCCGCTGGTTTTTCGGGTCGCGCTGTTGCGTAGTTTGATACTGTGCCCATTCCGCGGCATTAGTCTTAGGATCCATCGCGAACGCTAACTCGTTATATTGTAGCGCTTGCTGGAGCTTATTCAAGTTCTGCTCAGCAGCCACAATCAACGGATCAAGCCGCCAAACTTCTTTAATCTCTTGCGGAGACAATGCTTCTCGCTTACGGGTGGCTTCACCTTCAGCCAATGCGAGTCGGCTTTGTGAAAGCGCAAGATTACCCATTAACGCATCAATGCGCGATTGACCCGCTTCTTGAGATTGCCGTGCGAGCTCTTTAACGCGCTCGGTGAACTCCGGAGTGCCGGGGGTAAAACCCTCATCTTGGGCTTGTTTGCCAAGAGCCGAAGCCGGTTTGCTATCCCCACCCGCCTTAGCGATCTCTTTGAGGATACCGGTGCGATCTTGGAGCTCTTGCTCGGCCAGTTGGCGATACGCACCGATGTCAGTCCCGGCAGACTCGATGCCGAGACGCTGCATTTCAGCCTTCGTCTTCAAGCCGCCGAGCGCACGTTCGCGCCGAGCAAGACGCTTCTCTTTTTCGTACTCTGCGGCTACGCCACCGGCGCGACCCAGAGCCTCGTAGAAACTACCCGTTTTACCGGGGTCGGCGAATGCGGCCGAAAGGCGGTAATAAAGTTCAGCCTTGGAGGGCTCGCCACCTTCAACATCAGAAGCCTGCTCGAGTGTCTTTTGATAATCAGTTAGCAGACCCTCGCGCTTCTTGCGAGCCTCTTCTAACTTCGTGCCGTAACCCGGACCGCTGTAGTATTTGTTAAACAGCTCGACGAGTCGATCAGCCGACGTGGTTGGGATTGTACCGGGCTCAGCCGCGGTGGTCTCCTCGTCGCCTTCTTCATCAGCGCCGTAAACAGAAAGGAAGTTATTCATTTAGGTTCCCTTCCAAGTCTTGTAAAGAGCGGTAGCACCCGTAAGGCCCGCCAGAATTTTCTGCAGATCAGACCCTTCAGGCGGCCTGTCAATCGTAGAGCTCGTTTGCGTAGTGCCGGTTGAGCTCGCCGGGAACCCGCGAATAATGTCAGACTGGAACGCCAGCTGCTGGTACGGGTATTTCGTCTCTTCTTGATACTGCTGGTAAGCAAGGTCAAGAGCCTTTTGAGCCATGTCTTGTTCTTTCTGACCAACACCGTAAATAGATTCTGCTCCACGCAAACCGAGCGTTTGCGCCATCTCGCCGAGTGCGCCGTATTGCTGGCCAATCGCGCGAAGATTTGCGGCATCTTGCGCCGTCATCTGACCGCGGGTTGCTCCTATGTCAGCGAGTCGAGCCGCATCTTGCGCCGTTAACTGACCAGCGGTTTGGCCGATGTTGGCGAGTTTGGCGGCGTCCTGCGCTGTTAATGCACCATACGCCTGACCGATGTCGGCGATGCTGGTTCCGCTAGCTAGTAATCGCTGTAGGTCGGAAGTGCTGAGCTGACCGCGTGTCTGACCAGCTTCAAGTAGAGCGCGTTGTTGTGCGCCACCGAGTTGTCCAGCAGTGCCCGCCAACTGAGCTTGACGCGCAACGTCTTGACCGAAAATGTCAGCCGCTTGACCGTAACCCGCTTGTAGCGCCTTGGCTTGTTCAGCGAGCACGCCTTTTTGCACGTCGCGCAGAGCACGAGCGCCGAACTCACCCATACGTGAGCCGCCAAATTGACCGGCTTTGATAAACTCTTCACCGATCGCCGGCAGAAACTTCTCTTGTAGCTGTTGCACACCGACATCCGCGATTTGATTGACCACGTTCTTGGTGTACGGGCTCATATACTGTTCAACAGCGCCGGGGAACATTTGCGCAGCTTGACTCAAATACGGTTGAGCGGTCGACAGCGGCGACATACCGGTGGCTTGCTCAAGGAACGGTGACGCTTCTTTTAACGCGCTACCTTGACCGGCCATCTTGATCGGGTCGACGCCCTGCATCATCAACGGTTGGGCGGCACCCGCGGCGCTAAGTCCTGCAGCTTGACCTAAATACGGTTGCGCGGCACCGGCACCACTCATCCCCTCTGCTCTACCTAAAGCACCTTCAGCGGCACCAGCCGCGCTTTTACCGGCGGCTTGGCCGAGCGTGCCTGCGGCTTGCCCTAAAAACGGTTGGAATGCACCCGCCGCGCCGAGCGTGGCTTGCATTCCTTGTTGTTGAATCGGCGTGAAACCGGCTAATCGCGGCCCTTCATAAGCGGCGTACGGTTTGTTAGCGAGGTTTTGTGCCCAAGAAACCGTGTTATAAATCGCATCCTGCATCCACGGCGGGGTCTGCGTCGTAACGGTTTGCGAGGTAGTACCGGGAGAGCCTTGCAGCAAACTAGCCATGTTATTTACCCTTCAAATATTGCAGCGGGGATTTAGCGTTCGGGCTGATACCACCCTTGGCCAGTTGTGCGCCCTTGTGTCTACGTATTTCTTGACGGAAACTGTCCATCGCTTTAGCCCCGGCATCAGTTGAACCGTTACCGAGCAGCGCCATAGTTTCCGCGTCAATCACGTATTCACCATCGCTTAACAACGCAGGAATGAGGTCTTCACGTCCGTCTCCCGGCCCTTTAACCCGGTTACCCATTGACATACCGCCACGCGACATCGGAGCGGGCTGGTACTCTTCAAGATACTTTAACAGATCAAAGTTTGGGCTGTTAAAGTCCATTGAATTATAGCCCTGCGGCGTTGTCGGCGCAACTGCTTGCGGAGCACCGGCCTCGAGCGCACGATTTTGGATCTTGTTCCAGTTGCGTGCAGTATAGGTATTCAGGTTCATACCGGCGGCATCGGCCTCGGCTTTAACCTTTTCCCAGTCAATCCAAGCGCCTGCGCCCGCACTCTTGCGGGGGTCGTAGCCTTCACCACCGGCACCTGTGCCAGCACCCGCGCCGCCGGTGCCGCCCAAACCGCTAACGGCTCCGAGCAGCTTAAGTGCGTTTTCAAGAGTGCCGTATTTGTCGAGTAATTGCTTGAATTTGCTCGGCTCGTTGATTTTCGGTTCGGTAACGTCGACTGGCGTTTTCAGCGGAAGTGTGATCGGCGGCGCTACAAAGTCAACATCTTCAGGACGCTTTCCTTCAACCACTACCTCTTCGATCGGTCCTTCTGGTACGTCGACTTCCGGTGGTGTGGTCGTCTTCGGAATATCGAACGGCGGCGCGACCAAATCAAGTTCGGTCGGTCGGTTCGTTTTTACGACAACTTCGTCGAGCGGAGTGTCTGCAAAAGCCGGTTTATCGTAAAAGTCAATTTGACTGCTGAGATCCGGCACATTCAACGACAGATCGACTTCTGCCGGTCGTTGGGCCTCAACGGTAACTTGCTCCAGCTCCGGATAGTACTCGGCCGGTGCACGGGTGTTCAACACATCCGGCACATTAGAGATAAAGTTAGGTACACCGGCGAAAAGGTCTAACTCAGTCGGTTTGCTGGCCCGAATCACGAGTTCTTCAATGTCGTCTGGTGTGATTTGTTCATCAATAAGAGGCTTTTTGTAACCAGCGCTAGCGAGCTGTTGACTGAGCGCGGGCCACGCTCCCGCGTAAATGTCTAATTTCGGTAGAGCGTCTGTAGCAATTCTAAATGTACCGGCAAAATCATCCGGCTCTTGCTGCTGCTCTGGTTGCTGTTCCTGCTGCGCCTCGCGCTGCTCGAGCTCTTGTTGCTCTTGAATCTGACGCTCGCTAAGGATGTCTTGTACACCTTGCGCACCGGTGTTAGCAAGTAACGTGTTAACGTCGATAGGAGCACCTTTACGGAGAGACTGAACCACGATCTCTTCAAGATCCGGTGGCACATTTGCGGTGGCTTGAGCCTGCTCAAGAGGTCCGCGTTGTGTAGCCTGTCGAGCTTGTTCTAATTGCTGCTCTGGGATATCTACACCTTGCGCTGCAAGTTGATTAAGCACGCTGCCGGTGACTGAGCCGATAACACTTTGAGCAAGGTTCGGTGCCGCTTGTCGGGCAGCCGTTACAACAATTTCAGCCAATGCGCTCGGCGCTACACCGGATGAAACCGCGTTCGCCGCCGCGTCAGCAGCCGCCGTCGCAGCTCTAGATGCGGTTGTTGTTACCCCGGTGAGCTGGTCAATGCCCGGAGACAATCCGGCTTTAACCGCCTCGCCGACTTTCATGCCGACGCCGGTTAGCGCGGCAGATGTCAAAGCGGCTTTTAAGTTACCACCGCTAGTCACGTATTTTTGCGCACCAGAGATCGCCATCGCTGCCGGAATGCCGATACCGGTTGCCGCGAGACCCGCCGCAACTAAATCACCGATAATGCCAATGGTCGGATCCGGGCGGGCGATCAATGCAGCACGAGGGTCAACAAATCCAACTTCATCATCACCCAAGGCTGCGAGGCTTTCTTCGATACCCTTGTCTAAAATGAACATGTTCCCTTCGCCATACCGCTTGATGTACTCATCCTGCGGAATGGCTTCGTAGAACTTCTTGATCTCGTCCTTCGTCATCGGGCCGCGCATGTAACGCATCAGCTCCGGATTGACGATATTCTCAAAGAATTGACCCTCGCCCGCATCTTCCGCGGCGACGGCAACGTCGAATGCGCCCTTGAAATCGTTCTTTTTAAGTCTGTCACTGATTTTTTGCAGAGTGTTCTGCCGAGCGCCATACACTTCGCCGATCTGCTCTTGGCTCGCAGCGAGGTCGGCCTCCGACACTCCGGCTTGTTGAGCAACATCAGCCATAGACAACTGCGCCAACGGAGACACAGCCGCTTTGTTCGCGTCATATTGAGCCGCGATTTTATCCGCTTCTTCTCGTGTTAGACCGAGCTGTTCGAGTGATAACTGCGCCGCCGGGGTCGCCCGGACGTTGCGATTCTCAGTGATCGGCAGACCACCTTCGAGGTTACCGAGACTGAACCCGCGACCATAAGCGATCGGCTCGAGCTTGCCAGTGTCACCGAGCATGCCGAATGCGCGACTCATTGCGTCGTAGTCGATACCGGTGCTCTCTGGAACGTCGGCACCCTCTACAAACAGATTGTAGTTGGGTTCAGGCTGATCAGTAAAATATAACTTTTCTGATGCAGATTGATCAGCAGCCGGTTGACCACTGCTCTCAGCCAACCAATCAAGATACTCCCGTTCAGTGACGAGGCCATCTTCATAAAGTTGCTGCATCAACGGTTTATCGCTACCACCCGGAAGCGCAAAGTCCAAGTCAACCGGCGCCGATACACCCACGGCACCGCCATCAGCGTAACCTTTGACAAACTCGTCAAGGGTGAGCGGTCGGCTGAGAGGAAAAGTATCCATGTTTCACCTAATCCAACATTTCGTAAAAACGCATCGCCCATTCACGCCAGTCAGTATAACCGTACGGAGACGGCGGGTTTTGTTGCGATATACCGTTAATGCTAATTATACCTGCTGCCCAGCTTTGCCACTCACTTGTATCTTGCAACTGAGCGATTGGACCATAATTTTCAAGATCAAAAACCGTGAAGTCTGCCCAGTCTCGCAGTTCAACGAACCGTGGATCGGTGAGCCGACTCACGAGGCTACCTCGCCGAGCACCGTACCGGTGGCCGGTTCAACGTGAGCAATACATTGACCCATTTGATAGTCACCGTTTACGGTGTTGCTCTCAAATACGAAGCGCAGCTCGCGCCGTATTTCACGGAAATAAACTAACTGTTCTTGCGGAGTAGACGGAGTCGCATAAATCGTTTGCGGGTCGCTCGTCACTTCACCAGCTTTAGCGTTTGCTCGGCCCGTAATTTGAACCGTCATGTTCTCACTTTGAACAAAATCAGGCTCAATATACTCGACACGCATAGCCATGTTCTGCGGGTTGTTTGGCGAGGCTACTAGAGATATATCTGCAGTCTCAAAATATGACCGCACAGGTGAAACGGTCGCACCTTCAATTTTGTTCGCGCCGAACTCATGCTGCCAAACGGTGAAGTAAACTGGGTCGTTGATGACGCGATTGTCGCCGTTTTCTGTGATGCGGTTGTCGCTCGCCTCAGTGATACGATTACCGACTTCGGTGACCGAAGCGGCTCCCACCATGATAGGTGAGTTAAACACCTGCGCGTACTGACCGACAGTTCGACCGCTATCCGGTAGCACCGTGTCGTACCATGTATTCTCACGTACGTTATAAATCACAGCATGAGTGCATTCAGTCGCGTTACCGAACGGGAAACACCACCAAATCTCTCCCCAACGAGGAATCTTAACAGCGAATACTTTTTCGCGCTGGTCAAAATTAAGATTATCGTAAAACCAGTTTAGGTTCAAACTGTTTGGCACTTCACGCACCACACCGTTGAACATGAGGAACCGGTCTACACCACACCAAAAATAAATACCGTCATATTCAATCACGCTCTGTGACGACAGTATTGATGTTTGGGAAGTGATAGTGTCAAACTGAAATACCGGCGCGCCACCTACAAAAGAAGCGCGCACGAGTGCGTTCAGGGACCAGAAAAGCCCAGCAGGAGCATTACCCGCACCAGCGCGTAGCGGCAGTGCTTTGACAATTTTTTGGCTAGTTATGCGAGCGTTACCTGAACCGCTACCGCTCCAATCCTCAGGAAATCCGGGCCGGTTCCATTGCACAAACCCGTCGCTGCCGTAAGCGAAGACGTATGGATCAAGAACGACAATACCGCCCGATACTGTAACCGCGGGTACAAGGGTTAAAGGTGCCGTACCATTGTCATACCCGATGTACAAAGCACCGTTGTCGTCGTTTGATATGTCGTCAAGATTCTTGGCGGCGTGTGCTAGAATCTCGTTTTGATCGTTCGTGGTATTGTACGCAACGTCAAAAGTCCATACTACGTCTTCGTTGCTGACATATCCAGCAGGAGTACGGTCAGTGATCGGTGAGGCTTGAGCGCTTTTATTTAACGTAAATCGCGATATACCGAACGAGTTACCTATATGAACATAAGTTAACGCATCATGATTGTGCGTATGAATACCGCGAGCCAACCCGCCAATATTCTGCGTTAGCAATCGGTAGCCGCCGATTTTGCGAGGCAATCCGCGTTGAAAACGAACCCACTGACCGTCAACGTAGTTGTTACCCTCGAATTTCGTTCCGTCCCGCTTAATACCGGGTTCGGAACGAATGATCATCGGCTGCAAAGGCATCAGTAGGTTCCACCCTTGATCGGGTCAAGGTCGAGCGCGATTTGAGCTGCTGCCGGGTTCGCCGCGATGAACACCGCATCACCGACTGACGTCGCGCCAAGCGCCGTGCGTGCTCCGCTCGCCGTAGTAGCACCAGTGCCGCCCTGCGCAATCGTTACGGGCAGGGAGATTGTGTTGGTGTCGGCGTCGACAACATTCGTGCCGTCACAATAGAAAATAGCTCTTGAGTTTTGAGCAATCAACACACCGGGGCTCGCTTGAGCTGCAGTGCGAACACCGAGCGTAAACGATCCCGTGGTGTTGTTTGTAATCCAATATTGCTGCACGCTAGACGGCACAATAATTTCACGATTACCAGTAAGAGCACCGGTAAACACGTAAGCTGTGTAATTGAGTTCGTTAGTAGCGAGCGTGTAGTTACCGCTTCCAGCCACATTGATAGTCAACAGCGTAAACGCATACGCGGAGCTACGACCGTAACCTACGGTGTAAAACTGTGTACCGTTAGAAACAATGATCGCTGAGTCACCCGGTGCAAGCGTCAAAGTGGTTGCGCCGTTAATGAGCTCTGAGCTGTTCGGGTCAACGGTTAAATCACCGGTGCCCGCGTTACGCACCATAACGAACCAGTCGTTACCGAGCGTAGCGGCGGCAGTGATAGCAAGCGTACCGAGGCCGCTCGTCCACACAATCGTGCTCGCTCGGTCAGCCGCACCCGCGGTGTAAGTGGTGCTGATTTGCGTAACCGGTGACGACTGGTTGAGCGTGGTAGCAATCGCCTTAATACCGTACCCGGCCAGCGCAGCGGCGCTAGCAGCGGCAGTCGACGCACCAAACTGAAATGATCGCCATGTACCGTTGACAGTCGCGTTACTCGTCAAATAAACCTGAAACGTCTGTCCGGAAGCGACGGTGCAAATAACATTACCGCCGTTATCAGCGACGTTGAAAGAGTTCGCACTGATGTTGTTAAACAGCGCCGACTGACCGTTTGAACCTTCCGCTGCGCTCGGCATACGGATTGTGTAACCGGCAGACGTCGCGGTGACGTCCATGATGTCGGCGACAATGTTAGTTGTCGCAGAGGTCTCAAGCGGCCAGTCTAGCGTGACGTTTGCCGAAAGCGTAATCGCCCGGTAAGACAGTTGGCTTGGGTAAATGTTTTGCCCGCCAAAAACATTGGTGTACGTCGTCATTTATCAAACCTCATTCCGGGTCGCCGACCGGTCGAGTATCTTAGCCAAATCTTCTCCGTTCAGAGCAGAGATGGCCCGGTCGTAATACATTTGCCACAGTTGAACTCGCTGATCATCTTTAATGAACGGAGTAGCTTCGACTAACGAGGCATAAAGCAGCGCGTTAGGAGCAAATTCGCTCAGCCAGTTGGTCTCAGTCGAGTCATCTAGCAGCGGGGGGAGTTCATAATACAATACTTCCATCGGATACGCTGCGTCCGGAGTCGGCGCAAGGATCCAATGACGGTAATCATAATCGGCGTAAAACTCTGGCGTCTCAGTCTGCGACTCATCAGGCCAGTAGTTACGGATATATTCGTATGAACGCGAGAACACCGGCGTGCGCGTATTGTTAGTCACGCCCGTGCCGATGTTCATGCTGATAGTTTCACGCCAGCGATCCGGTTTAGGGTAAACCGCCAATCCGGCTTGGAGGTTCGTAACCACTACGGTCTGGAATCCTTGTAACTTCAATTCACGTGCGATTCTACGCTCGGCTAACGTGATTAGCCGAGGGATCTGCTCGTAAACGATA